TGGTTGGTCCTCAGATTTAACACCTTTGATGGTGAAGATTATGGTAGAGGTAGAGTAGAGGAATTCCTTGGAGACCTGAAGAGTCTTGAGGCATTGTCTCAGGCACTCGTAGAAGGCTCTGCAGCAGCCGCAAAGGTTGTGTTCCTTGTCTCACCATCTAGCACCACCAAACCACAGACTATAGCCCAAGCTGGCAACGGCGCCATCGTCCAGGGTAGACCTGATGACGTTGGTGTTATCCAGGTTGGTAAGACTGCTGACTTCCGTACAGCATACGAGATGGCTAACCAACTTGGTCAGCGTATCTCTGATGCATTCATGGTGCTGAACATCAGGCAGTCTGAACGCACTACTGCTGAAGAGGTTCGCCTCACGCAGCTTGAACTTGAACAACAACTCGGTGGACTATTCAGTCTGCTGACTGTTGAATTCCTCAAGCCTTATTTGGATCGTACCCTTATGGTACTACAACGCAGTGGTCAACTACCCAAGCTACCCAAAGGTATTGTTAACCCAACCATCGTGGCTGGTGTTAATGCATTGGGTCGTGGACAAGACCGTGAATCGTTGATTCAATTCCTTACTACATTGGCACAAACAATGGGTCCTGAATCCATTGCTAAATATATCAACCCTGATGAATACATTAAACGCTTGGCTACTGCTCAAGGTATTGATGTACTTAACTTGGTTAAGAGTGTGTCTGAAGTACAGGAAGAGCAAGCCATGGCTATGCAACAGCAACAGCAGATGGAACTCACCAAACAAGCGGGTCAATTTGCCAGCTCTCCAATGGCAGATCCCACCAAAAACCCACAACTATCGGAGATGATGAATGGAAATGAACAAGGCGGGGCAGGAAGTCCCGAAGGCGAAGACACGCCGCCGGTCGGCTAAGAAACCGACAGCTGTTGAAGCACCACGTACTGAAGAGGTTCAGGAAAATACTGTGTCTAAGATGGCTAGTATGGAAGCACCCACCCTCAAGGTGGAGACACCTGAACCTAATAAGTATGCACCCAAACCCAAGGTGGGCACTCCCCTCCTTGGTCGTTCACCCAACTACGTAGAGAGTGTGGGTCTTGGTAAACTCAAAGTAATTACTGTAAATGGCACAACTGACGTATGATCCCACCCCAGCTGATCAACCTGAATTCAACGAGGCAGAGCAAGAAGCTCTAGCCATTGGTGAACAGGCTGCAGCTGATCAGCAACAGATGCTGGCTGGTAAGTTTAAAGATGCTGAAGCATTGGAACAAGCTTACATCGAACTGCAAAAGAAACTTGGAGAAACTAATGATGAAAATGCAAAGCCCGAACAAGAAGTGCGGGACGAAGAGCAACGGAACGAAGAAGAAGTAGAGCAATCAGTATTTGAAATTGCTTCTCAAGAATGGAATACTAATGGTAAGCTGACTGATGAAACCATTGAAGCCCTGTCTAAAATGGATAGTGGTGAGTTAGTCAAAGCATACCTTGATGCCCAATCACAGAACCAACCTGCTGCTGACTTGTCTGAGTCTGATGTTACATCAATTCAACAGGTAGCAGGTGGTGCTGAAGGGTATCAAAATTTAATTACTTGGGCAAGTGAAAACATGCCACAAGATTACATTGAAGCATTCGATTCACTGGTAGAAACTGGTAACCGCCAAGCTATTCAACTAGCAGTACGTGGGTTGCGTGCAGACTTTGAAGAATTAAATGGATACGAAGGACAAATGCTAACTGGTAAAGCTACAGCTAATAAAGCTGATGTGTTCCGTAGTCAGTCAGAAGTGGTGCAAGCCATGTCTGACCCACGTTACGACAAAGACCCAGCCTACAGGCAGGATGTCTTCGCTAAACTTGAACGTTCTAACCTTAACTACTGATGACTGTTACCACCAACGATCGCGGACAACAAAACCTTTTTGCAAAAGAACCACCTATTATTATGGAAGAAATCACTGTGACACACAACGAGAAAGCTGAGATGCTCAATGGTCGCCTGGCTATGCTAGGTGTCATTGCAGCCATCGGTGCATACGCCACCACCGGTCAACTTATTCCTGGCTTGTGGTGATGATTACTTGCCCTGATTGTACACCTCCACAACAGTATGTACTGGAGCAACTGCAAACCGTTGCAGAAGTAAAAGATAAGACTGCCCTGGCTGTGCTGATGGGTAATATCGAACAAGAGTCCCGCTTCACTCCCAACATTTGTGAAGGTGGTGCTATTGTACCTTATGACCGCTGTCTTCGTGGTGGCTATGGTCTTATCCAAT